CCGAGACGAAGATATCGCAACCTCCCCACGCGGGCTGATTACCCGCGACCGCAATTTGAATCGTGTTCGGTTGTGCCAGCACACTCTGTGGTGTCGCCTCGAAGAGATACGCCGACGTATTGCCGGGGATGCCTGACGATAGGCTCGGCTGAAAACTATTCGATTGCTGCTTCGGATATTGCGTCGCGTTGCCGCTTCCGTAGCTGAACGATTCGCATTCGAGCGCGAGCTTGCCCTTCGGGTCGTCCGTGATTTCTTTGATGCGAACCGGCTCACCGGTCGGCAGCATGATGACGTCCATCACTTCGAGCGCGGAGAAGTTGAAGCCGAGGTTCAAGCGATAAGTATTTCTCTTGTAGAGAACACGCTTCAGGCGAAGACTAAGCGCCCACGTCGCCGCCTGTACCGTCGTAAAAAAGTGCCACGACTGAGGTGATTCCATCCGTCGTCCGTACGCGGCGATAAACGCATCATTCTGTTCCGGCGTCAGTTCGTTGTTATAGTCGTTCAGCCGATTCGTCCACTCGGCCTGCATATAGTTATACGCGTCCTGTGCCGCCGTCCGCCCTATCTGTATCGGGTCTTCGTCCGTAGTCTCGCCCGTCTTCTTGTCCGTGAAGGGCTGAAGATCGTCCCATGTGAGCGTAGCAGCCGGAGTCGTCGGCGGCGTGAAGGTGTAGCCGTTTCCCACGCAGGTAGTGTCGCCATAGGGAATCAATTTGAGAAGCCCGTTCGACCAGACGGCCTCGATATTGAGCGCATCGAGCCAGCGTTTGATGATGTCGGCGACGGACTCCTGGCTAGTCAGACACTCGCTGATGAAGATGCCGTTCGCGCCGAGATAGGCTTTTGCCAGCGACCAGTCGCCGAGCGAGCCCGACGGAAAGTCGATGCCACAGAGCGGATCGGTTAGCAGACCGGCGATAGCCAGTGTAACGTCGGCATCCATCTGTGCGGGCGCAATCCAGCGGCCCACCAGTTCATAGTTGTAGTTTGGCAGCGTCGCCGTTTGCCCGAGATCGAGTGGGTTTGCGCCAACGTAACAGATCGCCGAATAGCCGAAGGCCGAGGCCGGGAAGTTGCTGACGAAGAAACTCCACGGAGCCTGCCCCTGCGCGCCGTTGAAGAACGTCAGGTTGAGCGACGAAGAGGACGTCAGATTCGGATCGCTCGACGTATAGGTATAGGTGATATAGACGTACTTCCCGGCGTCCGCGGCATTGAAGGTATAGAAGCCGACGCCCTCGTTATACTCGCCCGGACCGGGCGTTCCAGGGAACGGCGTTGCCGTCAGCGCCGCGCCGGTCGAGACGAATCGAACACCGCCATCGCTGCTAAAATATGCCTGGTTCTGCGTCGAAATGGTGTAGGGATACGAGAGCGGAATCTCCGCCGCCTGTGTCTGCGTGAAGTAATAGAGCGAGAAGACGCTCGAATAGGTGATGGTGCAGACTTTGCCGCTGGCAGCAGCGGGGAAGGTATAGGTTCCGGTTGATGCGTTGAAGTTGTACTGAAATTGAGTCGTCGGCGACGCGACTTCCGTCATCGGAACCTGTTGCGTTCCGCTGTACGTCACCGGCCCCGCGCTGCCATAATCGTTCGCCGTTACCGAGTACGGAACCGATTGCGTGACGCCGAGATCGTGCTGAATTGCAGGACTGGTCTGCGGTGTAACCGAGCCGCCGCCGGACGGCACAGTATAGTTGTACGTTCCGCTCTGGTTCGCCAGCTTGCCTTGCTGATCCCATATCGAGAGAATCGAAGCGCACGGCCCCTGGGCAAGCGCGATAGCTACATTCGCCCAATACTCCGCCGTCGTGCTCTTCCCGCCGAAGATGCCGCACCCGCCGCCGCCCGACGATTGCTGCGTGACGTTGAAGCCGTTGTAATCGAGCATCTTCCCGTGAACGCGCGTCGTACCGACGACGATAGGAAGTACGGTGCCGAAGATCGACTCCGTGACGCTGATGTTATGAAGCTGCCCGCTGTATCGCGGCTGCCCTGGTGTGCGCTGTCCGAAGATTCCCATTACCTGTCTCCGATCAGCGTGAAGTACCGGCGCCGTTTGCCGGAGAGTATGCCTTCGCGCGTTCCGTGCGCATACGAACAACCGTTCTTCGGGATCGCATGGATCACGGTTCCGGGCCAATCGACGATGATTGCGATATGGCCGAACGAGAGGCCGGTTTTATAGAAGACGATATCGCCGGGCCGTACCTCCGCCTCCGCGATCTCGCGGCCGCCATAGGCCACGAGGCAATCAATCATCCGATCTTCGGTCGAGTTCAAGTGGACTTGCCCGCTGTACCACTTCGGCTCTGTCGCCCCTTCGGGGATCGCTCGGACGGCGCGCACGACGAGATAGACAAGCATCGCGCAACTAATGCCTACGCCTTTGATCCGGCCCACGGCCTTATACGGCGTGCCGATCCATGTCTTCGCCTCCGCAACGATGGCGGCGCGCATCTCGTCGGCGTTCACTAGCTCACCGCCGTTTCCGGTACAGGGATGTTGGGCGTACCGCCAAAGTTGATCGTATTCGAGAAGTCGGCGCAAGCGACGTACTCCTTCGAGCAGCCCTGATAGATCGTAAAGGTATCCGTTGCGTGGAGCGGAAAGAGCGGTGCAACGTCAAAGGCGATCAGGTCGGGCGTACCTGGCGTCCACGCCGCGATATAGTTTGTCAGCCCGGCGTTCGCGCCGCTCGTCCACTTTAGATAGCCTTGCGTAAAGTTACCCAAAGGCGTGATCGCCGAGAGATTTGTCGTCGGATTGAAACTGAGCGAACTGACGACCGTTCCGACGGAGTTTGTGCGCGAGAAACTTGCAGCGGTAAGCGTACAGCCAGCGCCGTAGAGCGTCCATCGGCAGGAGGCTTGAAGGAGCATCTGCGGAACCTGGGCATTCAACAGATAGAGCATGTCTTTCGCCTCGATCTCGCACTTCGTCAGACCGAGCTTCGAGATCGGACCGATAGCGCCGGCGAACTTCAACTCGACGAGCGAGCCACCTGTGCCACCTACGACCTGCCCGTACTTCGGCATATAGGCACAGAAGACGCTAACGGGCGCGGCGTCCATCAGCCCCATCTTGATGCCATCGAGAAGAAGCGCCGCGCCGCTCGTTCCGGGGAAGTATACCGGCGTCTCGTTATCGGCCAGAACGGTCAGTGTGCAACTCTGCGACTCGACCCCACACTTCGTCGTGATCTCGCCGCGCGACCAACTGCCATAGAGTCCATTCTTGCCCGGCTGATAGACGTTTCCCGCGTAGGTAATCGGATCGCCGCCGTCCGTCGCGTAGATCATCGCTCCATTGGCGCACGGCCCGATGGCGATGAGCGTGGCGCGATAGATCGGCACCTTCGAGGCGAGCAGGGCGATGAGATCGGCAGAGAAGTTTTTCATAGGTTCACCGTCTCAAGCCTGAGCGACTTCAGTTTATATAGTTGCCACATGAACTCGTTGAAATCGTTCGTGTCTTCGGCAAATGAACAGAGGTAGTTGTAATTGCCCGCCCAACAGACGGGGTAGCCGACGGCGGGCGCGGTCGTGAACGTGACGGATGCGGGGAAGTTCGTCAGCGTGTACGCGCCGCTCGATTGAAGGACGTTGTTGACGTAGACGCCGACCAGCGTCGAGATGTTCTGGACGCGCTCTAAGAGCGTAACGGATCCGCCGCCGAGCGCCGAGGTCGCGCGCCAGAGCGGGAAGACGGTAGCCGTGCCGTCGCCGACGCCGCTGAAACCGTTTTCGAGTTGCGTGTAGTCGGCGGAGAGCGTCAGGTTGGAGAGGTTGTATAGCGACGGATCGAAGACGAATCGCCCCCAGCTTCCGCGCATCGCCTCGTAGAAGTTCTTGAGGTAGGCGAAGTCGTTTTCCGTCGTCACGCCCGCAACCTTCAGATAGTTCCAGACCAGTTCAAACTCATAAAGGACGCCCTGCTGTAGCGTCGCCGCGACCGGCCCACGCCCGGAGAGCGGCTCCTGTTTGATCGTCGTAAACTTCTGCGACGTTTTGAAGTTCCAGCCGAGTCCCTTTGGCAGCGTCAATAGCGGATAGCTCACCTAGTCTCCCCCTCGTTCCCTTAGCTCGCCAGCGCGTGAGCGCGGAGCATCCCGGCCTGTACCGACCGCATCAGTTGTTTGGGCGCGGCCCCGGATGAGCCGTGGAAGTGGTTCGTAATCGACCCATTGAACGCGCTAGACCCTCCCTTGTTGCCGTTTCCAACGGCATCCAGTACCTTCCCTAGCATCTCGGTCTGCGGAGGCGGTAGAACGGCCTCCCCGGGATGTAGCAGCCCCAACCCTTCCCGGGGGACGAAGCCGGTACCGGTATCGAAGGCGGCGACGGCGGCAAAGGCTCCGGCGGCGGCGATTGGGGCAAGGATGGGGCCAACATAGGGGATGCCGGCGGTAGCCGAGAATGCACCGGCTGCGGCAGACCGCGCAT